AATCTTTTTCGATAAAGTTTCTTGAAATGATAATATGTTATTTTTATTATAGATATGTGATGCTTTTGGCTTTTCTCTTTCGTCGCTTTTCGTTATATTGTTTTGAATTACACTATCTATATAGCTCTTTTGCTCAACAGAATCTCTCAAATAATCTTGAATAGTATTAAATTCCGATGGAAGATTTGTTGCACCATTCAATTTATATATAGGGTATGGTAACTTTGACCTTAATATATGATTGTTTAATATATCAATCCCACAATGATATGTATAATTCTTGCTATCATCACCATCATAAGTAATTTGTGTGTCTCTAACACAATCTATAATATTAGTGCCTCCCCATTCATAAGAATACTTATCTTTGCCTATTGTTCCTGATATAGTTGTTGGATAAAAATTCAAACAAGAACAATCATTTGAATCTTCATCCTTTGTAATTTCTGTAATTGAATTAAATAATATATTGGAAGCAATAAGATTTACCTGAGCAGTAAGTCTTATCTTATGGCAAGCATATCTTTCATTCAAATAAACACCATATTTATCAATTGATAAATTATAACTATCATTTAAGATATTATGCTTATCGTTGCTTAAATCAACTTTTATTGTTTGATTTTTCTTTTCTGAACCAATATATTTTGATTGATTTAACTTAACTTCCATATTATGCCTTTAATCTATTAAGCTCAATATTTACTTTATATTGCATACCATTCTTAATCTTAAAATAGAACGGAAATTCATTTTCGCCATACTCATCTAATAAATCTTGAATTGATTTTTCATCAGATACTGGAGAAATAACAAACCTACAATTACTATATCTAAATATTATCATGTAATCACCTCTCGAATCATTTGGTAGCCAACATTTTTCAATTTCACCAATTTGGTGAATTTGGTAGGCATCTTTTGTAAGACTGCTTATTGTAACAGTTCCATCTGTATTATATTTACTATTATCAACAATTGGAGACGTCAATTGAACATATAAACAATTATGGCTTAGAGTTGTAGTTATTTTAGATGCGTAATATATATACCCACTATTAAATACCATTCCTTGTTTTAATTGATTATATGTTTCCTCTTGATATAACTTTCTTGTTGGGATTGTTATATAATCATATGCACCAAATTTATTAGAATTAGAATTCAAAGCGAAACCAATACCTGATATAGGAGAATCAGGTACGAAATCACCATTATTATTATATACATAATATTTTGAATCCTCATTAGCATCAATGTTTACATTACTATTAGTTATACGTGGATAAACAGAATATTCTTGATAAATACCAACCGTTTTACCACTAGCGCCATATCTTAAAATAGATATTTCATTTTTCCTTTCTCTATTCGCAAATATATTAAACATATACGGATACTCAGTATCACTTTCATTAGATGAATAATGGCTACCTTTATAATATACATCTGTATAAGTTTTACCACTATACAATTCATCGTTTGCAATATTAAATTCTAATGATGAGCCTTCAAATGACCCATAATAAGAATTATCTGATTCATTATATGTATATAAAATATCATAAGAAATTGTATCTGATTTATCTTTTATTTTAATACCAGATTTATAGCTTATATTAAAATTCAAACTATTTCCAGGTGTAACAACATCATTAAATGACATAAGAACTGGAGAACAATCTGTTAAACTAACATGAAATGCGTCATTCCCACTCAAAGCATTTGAAATATTATAAGAAACTACATCAATTCCTTCTCCATTAACATTTGGGTTTCTATTGATACTTCCTACACTTAAAGTTTCTTCATTAACACCACCATATTCAAGAATATTTTTTCCAGAAACAGATATCTTATTATAACTTTCATTTATATCCCAATTATATAATACTGCAAGGTGTGTTGGACTATTATATATTTTTCCAGTATTTTCATCATAAGCATATGAAGTTTGTTTTCCATTACTATCATAATCGAATCGAATACCGCCATATATTGCTATAGAATAAGAGCCTTTATTGATTGCTAAATTACCATCCGTAATATTATACTTATCATATCCACTTGGAAGTAATAATGGCGTTAATAAACAAAATTCATAATCCATTCGTTTATCAACCGTTTTAATTTTATAATAATTAACAACATCATTAGGTTGGAAACTCATACCTGTCTTTCTTGGAGAAACACCATCAACAGGGGAATCTTCACCACTTTCACTTTTTTTAATAAATGCAACCGCATTATAAGCAGCGCTCTGACCATTTACATTTTTCAATGATTCATTTTCAATATAACCACTTTCATTATCACCCCTTTTATGTGTTTTTACGTTTGAATTCTTATTATATCCAGTAGGATAATTAGAGCCAACTAAATGAGGTAAATAAATTTCATTTTCAGCATCAACACTTGTTTTATCTGAACTAAGTTTTAATACTTGAACATTTTCTGCCTTAGCTTGAAAATTCCACGCTTCATCAGCTGTCATTTGTGTAGTTCCACTAAATGACAAAGTTGAAGGAAATATAATAACAGGTTCACAATCATCACTATTTGAAAATGTAGAAACATTCATATCGCTATATCCGAACAAAGCTTGCATCATATATGACATATACTGAATACCTTGGTCTTTATTAACACTTGAAAAATTATACACATCAACAGTAATGTTATCACCACTATATGTTATAAATTGCCCATATTCTGATGGGAAAACCAAGCTATTAGCATTTATATCTTCCGTATTTGCACTTGAATTTGGATAATTAGCAATATACTTTAATGGCATTTTATTGATTGCTCGTATTTCATCAAGTGAGCCACTACTTTCACTACTTACAATCAAATATATTGTTTTATAATACTTAATACAATTACCTAATAATATTTTTACATCAACTCTATCAACAAAAGATTGAAAATAAAACGTTCTTTCATCATTACTTGCTTGCTCAGCACGAGCATTTTCAAATATAATCGTGTAAGTATCATTCTCAACACTTGCAGAAAAATTCTGACCAACACTATCTATTCTCTCACACTTCTTTATTGAATATCCGTTTATTTTATTAATTGTAAATCCATTATACTGGCCACTAACAAGGCTATAATCAATTGATAAAATATCAGATGAAATATAAAATGAACGAGATGCAGTATAATTATTAGCACCACTAACAGAAATAGTTATTTGCCCACTTGGAACATTATCAACAGTAAAATCATAAGAATCATTATCAGTCTTTCCTGTTGCAACCACCTTACCAGAATAATCACTTAATGAATATGTAATAGGTGTTGTTAATATAGAAGAAATATTGAATGAACATATAGAATATAATACACCATCTTTTTCAGAATAACAACTATCAGAATTCAATATTTCATAACTAATAATATTAGCACCTTCATCTGATTCTGTTGATGATTCTCCATTTTCATCATTGCTTGAATAATATTTCGTTCTATACACATCAATAGCTGACATACCAGCCCTCAAACCAAAATAAAAATACAATGAATTTTCAGTGAGAAACAGTTTCCCACCGTACTTACTGAAATTACAACCTTCTATATTTGTTGAAGTAATTCCATTGTATTGTAATGTGCCGTTTCTCCCATACCTGAACATAACATAGCTTTTATCAGTATATTCTTTATATGGTCCAACTCCGCTCAAATAATTATCTGAACAATAACTTCCTAATCTACCTTCAAAACAAGTTAAATATAATGGTGTAAATAAGTATTTTCGTCTATTTGTACCAGTTTCAATATAATAGTCTGTAATATTATAATTCATTGATGCAAACATTGAACGATTCTCATCATTTATAATATCAAAACCATCAATAATACCATTGATAGGATATAACTCCCCATGCCTATAAAATGAATGGTCATTTTGAACATCCAATTCACATATTCTTGATAAATTTGCAAATGAATCAGGGAAGTAACATAAGAAATCTTGCGCTTCTTTAACCTTATAACCAAAAAACAATGAGCTTCTTAACAAAGATGCTCTACAATTCTTTTCATTTTCTTTAATACCAGAATTAGTCCATGAATCACAACAATACTTATAGAATTTTTCCGCGTCCTTGCTCTTTTTATAATTATCCTCTTCTATTTTATCTACACTCGCAAATATATCAACATTATCGTTATCTGATTCTTTATGATACATCTGCTTCAATTGCTCGTGTGTAGAACACATATTCATCCCAGCCTCATTAAATGTGTCAGGAACGCCAATAGGAGGGAAAATACAAGTAGTAGAAGGCAACTTATCAGCTAAATTAGGTAAATTATCATATATGTTATCAATATTGCCAAGAAGAATAATATCTGTTGCGTACAATCTTTGAAATACTTCACTTGATAAAGTTTTGCCACCACAGCTATAGTAAAATACATTAGAACCAAGACGATTCTTAGTCATTTTTACTATGCCTGTATTCAATTTGATGACAGAATAATAAGTTGTGTTTACATTAGATGAACCTGATTCAGTTCCTTTTTCTTCATCTTTATCCCATTTATTTGATTCTATATCTTTAACACCAAAAATACCATTTTCATATTTTATGTTGTGCCTTCCTGAAATATAAACACTACCATCGCTATAGCTATCTTCACTTCCGAAAAATCTATATGTACCATCTGTGGTGCTATATTTAATAAGAACTCTCGGAAAATATAAACAACCGTTTATCCAATCATTCTCAAAACAGAATTGCAATCCCTTACTCGGATAACTCTCTACCAATGAATCATAAACAAGATTTTCATCAAACCATTCCTTTGTTTTTGAGTCGTTCTTATGCTCAGCTCCAGAATACATAGTATTATAAGGAAAAGCATTTGTAGAGCCACCTCTATCAATAGATGAAATACATGAAAACGGCATAGCATAGCCATAAGGATATCCCTTATAAGAATAAGAATATTCGTCCTTAGTTGTATGATAAGGACTTCTTAGTCCATATTGAAATCTCGGATAATATTCTTTTACACTATATATTTTCCCGTAATATAAATCCCTAAAGCAGCAATCAGGTGTTTCAGTTCCAAATTCGTAAAATTTATCCCAATCACTATCAGTAACATAGCTTGAATCAATCATTGGTTGACTAACACTACTACTATTATTTACACCTTTTAATTTAGGGTTATTAGGAACAAGCATCTTAACAGCATATTCTCCTGTTGATTCGTTATTTGCACTTGTAAGTGTAATTCTAAATCTAACTCTCGCTCTCGTAGGAATACCCTTATTAGGATTATTGATAGCTATAATATTACCTTCTTCGTCCATTCCAATTCTATCCAAATTCATTGGAATCTGATAACACCACACACCATTTCCATCAATAATACCTTGAACATTCTCTTTTAATGCTTCAACTCTACCATCAATAGTTTTTCTAATTATTTCAATATCTCCAGTACTTGTTGATAATGAATTAAATTTACCTGTGTTACCATTAGGGTTTCCATAAATACCAATATATGTACCGTCTGAGTCAGTGATACTACTTCCCATAAAAATACAAGAAGGCTCAAATGTATAATCCAAATTGATATCATTTCTTGTAATACCAATTACATTGTTTGTATCACTTGTATCATTATTACTTTCATCTCCCCAGAAAGGCCATACATATACAGATTTATCTTGTGATAAAATATGTATTGCACTATTCAAATCATCATCTAAGAACTCTGTTGGTGATTTAAATAACGATGCACTATACCCTTTATTGATAAAGTCATAAGGTTTTTGGGAAATCATACCAATATCAGAAAGGTCACAATCATAATGTACTTGACAATTTCCAGTTGGGATTCCAAATAACATATAGTCGCCGCTCTGATTTGTTACTGTTGTATATTTCCAATACTTATCAAATATCTCAACCTCTCCATCATTATCCAATACAAATCTCTTATTAGGAAACGTACCAATAGAATCACTATCCTTGTTTTGAACAAGATTATATCTTACACCATCATTATCTATTGATTGTAATGTAGTAAAAGGATATATATTTGATAAAATATCATCATTATAATCGTCTTCAGTTATTGGAATAAAAACAGATACTTTCACATTAGGCACACCAAATGAATCATTAGCTAATACTCTACCAACAATTACACCATAATTAGAATTATGTACATAATAACCATCTTCCGTATTGATATTCAATGATAATATGTTCAGCATGTGTACACCTTGTTTCAAGTTTACACTTACATATTTATCTTCATTGATACCTGTTTTTATTCTATAACTCTTATTAGCCATCTTATATTAAACCAATTTAACTCTTAATTGAATATCATAATTAGGATTCTTAATTTCATACATAGCAAGATTATCCCCTACTAAAACTGAATCCAAATTATCTAAATCAATCTTTTCACTTATTGCACCACCACCAATATTGTATGCTGTATTTGTTGTTGTATTACAATTCGATGTATTTGTATCATCTACAGAAGGAAGTGGGCATTTATCTGAACTATAAGAACCACCACTTATCTTATATACACTCAACGCAATCAATCCAACAACACCATCCAATGCTGATATTTCTTTATTTAAATCGCCTAAGAAAATATCCTCTCCCATATCATGATTATTCACATCCATATAATCTTGAACAGTACTTACAACACTTGATTGTACATCGGCAGAATTATAAGACTTGTCAATGAATAAGTCAATCAAGAATCCAACATTATAAATCTTCCCAGACTTAATTTCAATATAATCACAAAGATTCTTATAATGAGATAAGTAAGATTCAATATTCTCAACAAGTGTATTAGGAATACTATTTCTCAATGTTCCATCAGGCCCTAATTCTAATAAACTAAGAACAATCTTATTGTTTTCTTCCATTGCAGAACATCTAAATGGAGCACCATATTTAGGAGGCATTTGCATCAACCTTAATTGATAGTCCTTTACAGTAACACATCTATCCTGAGCACCTGTATTATACTTGATGTAATACTTTATTTCATTTGTAGAAGGTGCATCTTTACCTGTTAATCCATCACTTGTATTGATAACACTCATAGAACGTAAAATCTGTGATTGAATCGTTGATGTAAAACCACTATCAGTAGCTTTTGGAAAATCAACTTGCATGGTTTGAATAGTCTTGATTGCGCCCTTCGTTACATTAGTTTCAATACCACCACCAACGTTATAAAGAACATACATAGTCCAACCAATCTTAGGTAATACACCCAACATATCATTATTGATGATATTAGCCATTCTATATTGGCTATAATTAGTAATACCTTTTTCAAATTCTTGATAATCTACACCAGGACCAAATATAATCTTCATATATCCATTATCAGTGTATTCTGTAATAAATTTCTGTCTCAATGGCTTCCATTGCCCCTTGTATATTCGTGTAATTCTTTGACTTGATGTCCCACCACTCTCTGTATAATCAACATATGCTTCAGGATTGAATTTATCCTCAATAATTTCATTATCCATATTAGACATATATGTTCCCCATCTCCATTGGTCTACAAATGAATCAGTTTCAAAAAATCTATAGGTTGTAATAGCACTATCCTTGAATTGATATTCCTCTTCATCAACATAATATTCTGATATTTCAGGAGAAACGTTGATATTTGATGAAGCTTTAAAAATAATAGATTCAATATTCATTACATCCTTATCAGGAAGCAATATTTCCATGAATGGCTCAACGTCATTACTTGAAAGTATCTTTTTATATACTTTTCTCGTTCCAGCTGTTGCTAAAACTGTTTTTGTGACTGTATATCCTGTAATATCACCATTACTATTTCTCTTTGGACTATAAGAACGATTAGAATAAGCATATTTATTGAATTGTTGAGAAAAATCCACGTTTTCATCAATGGTATATGATAAACTACCAGCAGCAACAACACAATTCCTTTGAATTAAAGGAGCATAATTCCAATTTGGTTGAGAAATATCTGTATTTCCATCACTTGTCGTATATCCAGCAGGTAATAAACAAGAAAATTTAACCTCAACAGTTCCTGCCTTTGGGCCAGGTATCTTCAACCCATTCAACCTTGCCATATTTAGCAATGAAGAACGTGAATTTGCTGAATCTAACTGAGTATCTTGAAATGTTCTATCAATATGATAGTTCAATGAATCTACACAATCACTAAGCAAATCAATAATCCAAGAACTAATACTTGAATCATTACCAAAGTTATCAGATAATTGAGGATAATTCTCTTGACTATAGTTAATCAGCTCTTCTTTAATGCTGTCAAAGTCTCTATTTAAGTAATTGATATGTTTTGATGCCATTTCTTACTATTATTTAATTTAAAGTTCAACAGCAATGCTGTTTTTATAGGTATTATTTCCTTCTTTTACTGAATAGTCAATTCTAACATAGATTTCTCTACCATCTTCTTGTGCCATTACTTGAATATCATTCAATGTAACACCTTCTATCCATACAGAAACAACATTTTGAATTTCTTTCTTGACTCCATCCCAAACAGTTGTATCATTAGGCTCAAATATATACTGAATTAAATCTGTACCATATTCAGGCATTCTCAATCTTTGACCTTTAGGAGTAAATAACAAGTGTAATAACTCACTTGCAACTCTATCTTTTTGATTCCTATTTAGGTCAAATTCATAATTTTCAAAACTACTATTTGTAAATGGATATTTAATCCCAAAATATTGTTTTCTTGCCATTTATAAGCTATCTATTATTACCTATAATTATATTAAAATATAGTTTTTCAACGCCAATAATACAAATAAAAAAAATGAGCCAGCGTTTCACAACGATGACTCACAATCATATGAAAATATTTTTTAATTTTTTTTTAAGCCCTTCGTATTAAAGGGAGCACTGATATTTACTTAAACTTCATTTTACTAAGATGATTCTCGATGTAATCAGCCTTAGCTTCAATAATCTTATCAACGGTCAACTGGTTAAACTCACCACCGAAAGTTGACATCATAGATACATAAGGCTTCTTCTTGCAACGAGCCTTTGCGTACTTATATCCAATCTTCTCATCATATTCATCAGAACCATTATAGATTGAGAATCCGATATTCAACACCTTACCTTTCTTAGTGATAGGCATCTTAACGGATTCAGGTGAATCCTCATATTCAGTATCAATAAGGAACTCTTCAGGAACACTCACTTCAGCATCATACTGAATCTTGAATGTTGTTGCAACAAATGTAAGAACCTTACCATCACTCAACTTAACAACCTTAGTGTAACACTGTTCTTTCTTAGGCTTATGAATCTTAGAAATCTGATTCTTAGTCATAATCTTCCAATTATCCATGCCTTCTCCGAAAGATACCATATATTTTATGGTAGTATTCTTTCCATCATGCACAGTCTCTCGTGCCTTAATAACACCAATCTTTCCACCATCTACTGAGACAACTCTCTCATTAACCTTGAATTTACTCATTGTAACATTAAATTTAAAAGTTAAACTTCAAAATAACTGCTGCAAATATACCACTATATTTTTTTAAAAACAAGAGAATTTCGAAAAATATTTTCATATTATCTAATTTTCTCTTGCTATTATCTGTTTAATTGTTCAAATCACTCACTTTAAAGGTTGCAATATCACATTTTTCCCAAATGGTTTGATTTACTGACCCTCTAAACTTCAATGATATATCTCTCAGATTATTATCATATAAACCATCTACAATATAATCTACAAAATATAGTATCGGTCTCATAGAAGGCTTTTCTTTAATTTCTTCCAATTGATATCCAGTATAAAGCCAAATATCCTTATCAGGAAAGAATGTCTTGACCTTTGAGCAGAATTTCATTACATCATTTCGATTATACGGAGCCAATGGGTCTCCACCTGATACAGTAAGTCCTTTCATGTAAGGAAGCTTCAATATTTCATATATCTTTTCTTCATCTTCCTCTGTAAATTTTCTTCCAGTTTCATTATCCCACAGCTCTTCATTGTGGCAAAATGGGCAATGGTGAGGGCACCCTGTTACCCATAATGTAACACGACACCCTAAACCATTGTTCATATCTGGATATGTTATGCTCTTGATATTCATAGCATCATAATTCCTTAATGTGTTTCACTCTATCTTCTGTTTCATCTACCTTACCAGCGTTAAATGCTGTCTTGTAGTCACCTGTTAAATAACCTGTTACTCGTCTCAAATGTTGAATATTATGACCTCCACATTCAGGACATGTGTCATTCATCTCATCACTATATCCACAATCCATACAATTATCAATTGGGATGTTGATTGCGAAATAAGGAATATCCTTATCCATTGCATAATTAACTACGGTTTCAAGTGCATCAAGATTATTCTTAACACTGCTATCCAATTCAACATAAGTGATACAGCCAGCAGAACTAAATCCTGTTAATTCTGATTCAATATCAATCTTCTCGAATGGAGTAATCTTATGCCAAACAGGAACATGCATTGAATTGGTAAAATACTCTCTATCTGAAACATTCTTGATAATACCATACTTATTCTTAAATCGTTTCAATGCTGTGTGACAAAGGCTTTCAGCAGGTGTATTATAAACACCAAAATTCAATTTATATTTCTCCTTATATTGCTTACACTTCTTCTGGAATAAAGTATATATTTCCTTTGCAAAT